TTTCAAAAAACGCAGCATCTTCTTCGTCAACCTTCACCGCCTTTTCTTTAGTGTTGTTATCAGGTTGTACTAAATCAGCCTTAGTTACTACCTGCCCGACAGGAACATGGTTAGTGTTTTTGGCAATGCTTTCACCATTTGTGATAGTGCTTCCGGCAGCTTTCACCACCTTTCCAACACTAGACTCACCTCTCGGTGTTGCCTCATCACCTTTAAGCGCAGGATTGAACAAAAGGATTTTTAACGGCTTGGAGATAATCAGCAAACGGCTGTCTGCATTTCCATTGCCGTCTTTAATAAGTTTTTCTACTACTCCGCTAACGCCTTGGAGTAATTCAACAATATCCTCTACTGTTGGCTGGTCTTCGTTTGTAACGATTTCTGACATAAAAATGTTGTTTAAGTAAAAAATGTATGAGAACACGAAGTTATCAAAAAGATTATTTAATAATCAAATTGATTATTATTGCAGCGCGGAGTGGAACAGTTGGCAGCTCGTTAGGCTCATAACCTAAAGGTCGCGGGTTCGAGTCCCGCCTCACGCAACAGCGCAGGAGTACAGTAGTTATACTCAGCAGGTCTCCAAGAGCCACTCAGCAATGGGTGGCTTTTTATTTTGATGTAGCCCAACTCAAACCGAATCTTGGTTTCAATAGGAATACCATTCGCATCATTATCATGTCTGCATAGTCCGGGGAACGCCCCAGCACCTCTTTCATTGTTGCTTTATCAATGATGCGCAACTTCTTATCATCATCTGTTTCAAGGCGCTTCACCTGGTCTAACTCCTGAATAATTATATCCTTGCTTGTCTTCACTCCAATATACATCATTGAAGTGTTCACCATTTCAGCAAGTTTGAAATAGCATTGTGTTTTAAGGTTTGCATAATTCTCATCATCGATAGGCTTCGCATTGTTGTGGAATGCAATCGCGCCTTTCAAATAACCTTTAAGGAATGCTCCCAAACCGTCAGCATCATAAGCAATGTTGCTGCGCGGTACCTGATGCAGATTTGCATACATCTTTATTGTTTCCTCAACTTCTGGTCCTTCGCACTTGTCGAACACTATTATATCAACCAACCGCAACCCATACCACACGCCAATGACAAACTTATCTGCTCCATGCAATGCAATGTCCGCGGTGATGTATCTCTCGCCAGCAGGAACAAAACTATTAGTCCACATGTCGGTGATGGATTCATAGTCAATCAGGCGCAGCGGATCATCATCATACTCCCAATTACCATAAAGCAATCTTTGCTTCTTGCTGTTGTCTGTTATCGATAACAACGCTTCCTGATACTCTGATTCTGCAAATGGATTATCGCCACTCAGTGCCTGTATAAACTTCTGAAATGGCTTAAGTGCATTTGCTTTGAAGGGCTTATAAAATGTGGTGTAAAGCCAATTCTTTTTAGGGTTACAGGTAATGAACAGCTTCCGGAGCAATCCGTATTTATCATTCAAGTGCCTGCCTATACGTGACTTCAATGTGTCATAAGCACCAAAGTGAGTTTCTCCACCTTCCTCTATCCATCCACCTGTATATTCAACAGAACCGTAACGCTCATACAACGGATCTGCCGGAAGAAAGCGGAGGTCTAATAAATCAATCCTGCTGCCATTTGCAAACTCAAGGTAACTGCCTTGGCTCCTGTACTTGAAATCAACATCTTTCTTGACTCCATGCTTCTTCGCCACTTTGAAGAAGGTTATCAAAGTAGATTCGCGCAACCGCTTCAACTCTTCCCTGCCTATAAACCATTTAGTCCCGGGGTAACTAAGACACATGGACATAAGCCAGGCACAACCCGTCCAACTCTTTGCACCTCCGGCAGCACCTCCATAAAGAAATTCAACTGTAGTTTTGTCTGTAAGGATTTTTAAAGCCTCTTCCTGCTTTTTATGCTTCCTTCCCTTTTGACAAGTGATGTGGTCGAAATTACCACGCTTGAACAATTCGGTTTCGATATCAACAAGGTTGAGAGAAAGCAAATCATTTATCATCAACCTTTTCTTTCATCTGCCTTAGTGCAATTAAATCTTCAACTGATAACTTAGACAGGTCTGATGAATTGATAGGTTTACCTCCGCTGGTAACATCAAGCTGCTTCTTATCTCCAACACCAAACATCACTTTGAAAAACAACTCCGACCATTCCCGGCTCTTTCCTTCAGCAGCCTTGGCAGCAAGTTGAAACAATGCAGCATCAGCGAAAACAGAATACTTCTTTTTGAGCGTGTCAAAGTCCGGCTCCTGAGTATGCTTCCACACAGTTACAACACTCAAACCGGTTTTTTCGGCCACCTCTTTGAGTTTTGGAGTTCTGCGCTTCTCCATCGCAATGGCTATGTAGTTAGAGTAAATGAGTTCATTGTTATGCTCCCAGTCTGCTCTACGATTTGACTCTTCCTCCTCAGGTGTTAATTCAGGAAACGGAGGTTTCTTAGCAGTCTTTTTGATGGACTTCTTTGCCGGCTTCTTATTGGCTCCCTTGCTTTTAACTTTGTTAAACTTTTCTCTCATTTTGATTTCACTGCTTTCAGTCCTGAATATGCTTCCCAACGTCTAACTATCACATCGCAGAAAACAGGATCCAACTCCATCAACCTGGCTTTTCTTTTCATCTGCTCACAAGCCATAAGTGTAGAGCCGCTGCCACCAAACAAATCAAGAACGATGTTGTCAGGAAAACTGCAACGGTTCAACGGCTTCTCATGTAAAGTGCAAGGCTTTTGTGTCGGGTGAACATAGTTCTGACTCACTTCACGTGCCACAACCCAGGTGTCTGTGAAGTCCATCAGGCTATCAAATATTTTCCTGTCGGCAACTTCTTTATTCAGAATCTCCGTCATGTTCCTGAATTGATTGTTCAGGGCCGGGCTTCCCTTGGTACCATAAACACATGGTTCAATCAATCTGTGAAAAGCCATTTGCAAGACTGGGTTGAAATGGTCTTTAATCCAGAAGGCAACGCTTTTATTCATAACACCTAACATCCTGAACGCATCTTGAACTAATCCAATAAATTTAGGATCGCACCAAAAAAATACATGAACATCTTTCTTGCACACCTCCAACCCATTGTTTACAATCTGAATCAACCAGGCAGTGTAATCAGCGTTACTCATGTTGTCAGAAAAGACTGCGTTCGTGTATCGCTTCTTTATTGCATTGGGCTTAATGCCTTTATCATAACTCAATCCAATATTGTAAGGCGGATCACAATACAGAATATCCGCAAGCTCTCCCTGCATTAGCTTTTCTACATCCTCCTCCTTTTGACTGTTGCCACACATGAGGCGATGCTCTCCAAGAATGTAAATGTCTCCGGGTTTGGTTGATGGCGCTTTTATTTCATCAAGGGCTTTTTCAACATCAAACTTATCATTTGAGACTGCGTTCTTATCGGTGAACAACCCTCCCATTTCATCAAATCTGAAACCGGCATTGTGAAGAAAATTTATGTCGAATCCCTTTAGCTTATCCCAATCCCACTGACCACTGTGAAGATTATCCTTCAACATCCTTTGGTCCTGAACTTCCCGGGTCACATCTTTTTCAACCCAAGCCCAAATAGTTTTTTCTCCATTGGCTGCTGCTGCCTTGGCTCTTTGCGTTCCGGCATAACACACAAAACGATTCTCACCCGAAATGTGATTGATAAGAGGCGGCCGCTGCTTCAGGAATAAAGGATCTTTCTTTATATCCTGCTGAAGCTTCTTAAATTCTTTGGCTGAAATTTCGCGTGGGTTGTAATCCGGGAATTCGATTGCACTAATTTCTAACTCGACAAATTGTAATGAAGATTGTTCTTGCTGCATGTACAGCAAAAGTAATCAATGTGATTAAATAGTAATCATTTTGATTTTTGAAGTTCTGCGAGCTTTGCGCGCAGTTTATCTTTAAGAGGCATAATATCTCTCATACTCCAATTGCCTCTTAGCGCATCAGTTCTAAAAGTTTCTTCAAAAACATTGAACTCCTGGAGTGATTCCAGTCCATCAATAATAGATGGCCATTGTTCTAAAGTAAAGGACGGACTTGATTTATCAGGAATCATTCTTAGGTTTCAAAGTTAAAAATTCAATCTACATCCTCTCGCTTCTTTTTAGCAAATTGAAATCTATCGTGGTTAGGTTCATAGTTAAAGTCAATCCTGTTTTCCCTGCACCAGTCTTCGACTCTTTTATGAGTAACGCAATTCTCTTCACGCATGAATTGGTCATAGGTCAAATTTGGACTTAGCACTTTCGCTAACAAGAAAACCTCTGTGTTATACACCTTTTCAGTAAACAAATCAGCTGCTTTGTCGAATCGAATTTCAACTCCCATCGGATGCGCTTCAGATATGTAATTAAGCAAGTCTTGCTTTGAATCCATAAGGCTAAGATATAATGAATGAAAGAAATTTAGCGAATGAAAAATTTTCAGTTTGGGTATTTGGAGATAACATCAATAAGCGTGAACCGGTCCTGCTTGCGACATTTCGTTTTAGCCAATAGTTCAAGCTTTGCGAAACGCTCCTTGCCTATTCTATTTTCAAGGTTCACCCGGTACCCATAAGAATGACTCTGACTGTTGAAGTAGTTGCATTGTAGGCACTCCCCATGCACGTTATCCTCGTTAAATCTCAAATGGGAATAGTCAGAGGTTGGATAGAAATGTCCAGCTTGCAATGTTCTGGGCTTACCGCAATTGATACACGGCTTTCCTGTATCTCTCACACGAATGAACTTATTGAATCTGCGCTGGGCGATTACAATTAACTGCGCAAGCGATTTGCCGGAATACTTTTGGATTTGATTGGCTGTCATTGCCTAACCTTGATTATTATAGTTATACCATTGAATAAAATCTATAACTGCCAAGAATGCTGCGCCAATAAATGTTTTATGCTGCCAAAGGGCTTGCCTATTGAACCTTACCATAAAATCGCCATCCCACGAAACTCCGAAAGTTCTAATGTAGGCTCTGTCTTTTTCAATCCTAACTTCAATACCATCATCTATTGGTATTTCTTCATACACATGCTTACAAATTTTCTCAATAACAGGCATTAGAAGCCCCCATGTTGTAGAGTAATCATGTTTTTTAATCGGTATAGCTGCTTCGCCTTCAAACTTTATGCAGTCATCAGCCCATTTCAACTGTTCGGCAGTTAAAAACTTTCCGCCCATAAATTCAGCAATCAATTTGTTGCCTTGTAAAATTTATTTTTCTCTCATAATTTCAATTCTGTTTAATTAAATTAAACCTCGCCTCGTCAATTTGCTTGATGTCCACCGTAAGGCGCGCAATCACTTTGTAAATTTCCGTGGCGGACTTCTGTTCGATGTGCTTGCCAATTACCAATTCCTCCAGTTCAAACTTTTGACTGACCAAGTAGTTGTACTGGTCCCGGATTTCATTAAGTTGAATTTTATCTCCCGGATGTATCATTCTTCATTTTTTCACTTTCCAATAAAATGTCGTCCCTTTTACTTACAGACTCCTTTACAAATTGAGCCTTCGCGTTTCTCATTCCTTCATCAAATCCACAGTTGTCAGTTCGATTATACCTAACCGATTTTTCAGAGTGCGTAACAGAATCATGCTCCAGTTGCCTCTGCTGCTCAACAATTTCAAATCGCGTTTCGATATATGTTCCAAGCCACTCCATCAGCATTGCTGGGTTGAACTTTCCATACATCTTACCAAACTTTTGAGCTCGGCATTGCGCGGTGAAATGTTTTAATTCTGACACCCTGAAGAAATACCCTTGCGCAAATATTTCTCTCGCCAAGGGTTGCAATTGTTGTGGATTCCAAGCCTCTCCAAAGAATGCACACAGCTGTAGCAATTCAAGAATTATAAATGAGTAAGCCTCTTTCTTATCGCCATCTTTCACAAGCGAAGCAATACATGGCTGATCACTATCAATCACTAATGCCTGCGGTGTTGCGCTTGTGATTTCAAGTCGCTCACAATCCTGCCATAGTTTTATTGAAGGCGTCTCTTGCCCAGGCCTCGTTTGGTTGTTGCTTGTTGTTTGCAGTTTCTCTTCCATCACTTGAATTTTTTAATCTTAATTTATTCTCCTTCGCATCGCCAAGCATGAAGTTTCTGACTTGCGCGAGCCAATCTTTACGCTTAACTCCTTTACCTTCAGCCCAATTCTTCATGCGTTCACGGTAATACAATAAATCACAATGCTCATAGTCTGTTCCATCGAACGCGGCAACGAATTTTTCAACTTCAAAAAATTCTGATTCGCTGAAAAAGTGGTCGCGCTTACCCTCATTTATGGATTTTTTTAAACTACTTTTTTTAGAAATTGTGTGTGTGTTTACGCTTTCTACTTCACCTTCTGTTTCTACTTCTACTTCGTTTCTATTCAAGCCACTACTTGCATGCGAGTCGCTGACAACTTGCTGACGACCTGCTGACATTTCATTCTCTCCGAAATTGTCAGGCGGTTCAGGGAATTGTCTTCTCTGTTGCCTCAGTCGTTGCCCGAATTTCACAATGGTTAGAAAGGGTTCACCATCTACCTGGTAACTACGGATAAGACCGGCAGCCTTCAAGCTATCCAACCAGCGGTCTATATCGGCAGTTCTTAACCCGTCCTTCCTTGGAAAGAGCAAAGACTTCAGTAACACTGAATCTGCATAGTAACATCCGAAATCATCGGCTTTCATAATCAATCTCAAAAACAAAACCTCCTCCTGCCATCCAAGAGAATTCATCGTTTTACTATCTGTCCAGTCTCTAAGTATCCTATTCGGCATGTTGGCTCTCCTTTTTTTGAATATTGAAAAGAGAAGCAAACCTGTCCACTACGTCCACCTGCACATCATCCTTAGCACCGGTGATTTCATTGGCAATACTTCTCTTCTCATCAATGATTTTGTAAACCCATTCATCAATAGTTTCCTTACCGATGAAGTACACACACTGCACAGAATCCTTTTGTCCGATGCGGTGACACCTGTCTTCGCACTGGTCATGCCCGGCAGCTGTCCAACCCTGCTCCACGAATGCAACTCTTGACGAAGCCGTAAGTGTTAGTCCAACACCGGCAGCTTGCATTGAGCATAATATCAGTTTGCAATCAGGATTGTTTTGAAAGCTGTCAATAGCATGTTGCCGCTGCAATGAATTGTCTTCACCTACTATGCTAACAGCATTTGGGAACAGCGCTTTCAGTTTGTGAAACACTTCCTTCAGGTGAAGGAAGACAACGAGCTTCTCTCCGGATTCAATAACCTCCTGAATGTAATCGCGTACATCTGCAAGTTTGCCCCTGGCAGATATGTTTTTAAGAATGCCGATACGAACCATCACTTCACCACGCAAAGCAGATTCCACACGCTCGTCTGATGCTTCCTTATACTTGATAAGGTACTCGCGCAAATCTTCCTCTGCCTTCACGTATTCGCGCCTGTGCGTGTCGTCAATTTCACAATAAACAATCTGTCGAATCTTTGCCGGCAGGTCCTTCAGTACTTCGCTTTTGTCTCTCCGGTAAAAGCAATTGGTGCTGAGCTTAAAATTCAACTCCTTCAGATTGCTTGCACCATTCAAGCCTCCGCAGTATCGTTGCGTAAAGAATTTGTAACCGCCCATATCATTGATTCTGTCAATGATGCCCAGCTGTGGCAGTAAGTCTTTCGGTTTGTTCACCACCACTGTCCCGGTAAGTGCAAAGATGTATTCCTTCCCTTCCGCGATTCCCTTCGTGAATTTTGTTTGCAGTGTTTTAAAATCCTTACACCGGTGCGACTCGTCAATAATTACAGACTTGAACAAATCTTTCTTGCTGCTGAATTTGATATGCTTGAGCGTCAACTTGCCATTGTCCGGCTTATTCACTTCCAGGACGAAATACTTCTTCAGTGATTCATAATTGACAATGAACACATCAATCATTCCTGAATCAATCCATCTGTGCATATATCGGGCCAGCGGCTCATCAATCACCCGGGCACGTTTGTTAGTCCATATTTCCCATTCACGTTGCCAGTTTATTTTCAAACTTGATGGACATATAACCAAACATGGAAAAGCATCCACGGCTGTGATGGCAGCGATAGACTGTCCTGTTTTACCAAGGCCAGGCTGATCACCAATAATTAAACGCTTTTTATCTAAGCAGTAAGCAACTCCTTTCTCCTGGTATGGGAACAGTTGGCGCTTAAGAGATATGTGAACATTCAAATCAGGAAGTTCCGGTATAGAAAAATCATGCTGCACATCCTGAGGTTCACCAAAAGTGAATCCGTATCTTTTTGCGAAACTCTCTACATCAGGACGAGCAGATATTGGAACACGCCATATTTTAGTATCGGTGTGCCAGTATCTCCCCGGCAGGAGCTTCACGGCTGCTAACAGCCGTGCGCTCCAAGGGAAACGAATTTCAAAATAGTTGGTTTGTTCGTTGATTACCATTTTATTGGGTGAGTGTCTTTACACTTTTCTTTTTTGTTGATGATTCAGGTTTTACAGCTACAGTAACAGCCTTGCTGTTTTTCTCTGCTGCTTTTAACTCCTTCAACTTTTCGTTGAGTTGCTTGATTCGCTTTTCGAGTTTCTGTTCTCGAGTTGCACGAATGTTCAATTCATTCATGTCAATCTCTTTTACAGCATCAGGAATCCATTTTTCAGCAACAGCGCGAAAAACGAAACATCTACCACTTGCATCCGGGCGTTGGTTAGGTGCGCCTTTTGTTGGAGAGAACTTACTCATCAACATTACTCGAGTTGCATTATTCAAAATCTCGGTAAGCTGGGCAGGTGTTTTTTCAAAAAGTTTCTTCACCAATACCTTGCCGTCACCGGACCACTCTCTTTGCATTTTCAGGCGTTTGTGCAAAGCATCCGAAACGTTATAGTTGTCACTCATGAACAAAATCAAAGCGACCAATTCAATTTGGGTTATTGGATCATCAGACTGAAGGTATTCTTTGTGTTCACTAAACTTTTCACCAACGAGCGCATGGATTTTTTCCTGATCTAATTCCTTCTTGCGCTTCTCACCATCATTCAACCGGGCAAGCTCCAGTTCAATATCTTCAGTTGTGATGGTGCCATCATTCTCCTTTTTCTTAGTGGCATCAGCATCGCCTTTAGGCATTGCATCCTTTTTCAAATTGACATAAAAGAACTTGCCTTTATAATTGCCACCAACTATAAATGCTTTTAAAAACTTTCCTGAGGATACCTTCTTTTCGTATTCCTGTAATTCCTTTTGATAGTCAGCGGTGTCTTTATGGAAGGCAGCCATCATATCCGCTTCATCATCGTAATCCTGAACATCATACTGCTCAATGTCCGGAGCATCGGGTTTGTGCTCAGTATGATATTGGTTCCTGTTGTAAACTTTCTCACCGGCTTTAATTAAAGCGTTAGCCTCTTTAGAGAAGGAATACTCATCGCAAACTAAGATTACCTGAGGATCTGTTTTAGCTTCCTCCAAAACCTTTTTGTAAGAAACCTCTGTTTTATTTCTAAAGCATTCGCTGAACATGCACTTCGCGTTCAAAGCGTCTTCAGGAAATAGTAAAGTGTTGGATGCTGTGTTATGCTCACAGTTGGTGCAAGCTCCTATCTTTGGTAACAATTCCCCATCCTTAGTATCAAAGGCAGCATCGTTCAAATCATTGGTGAACTTCCTAAGGTTCCAGGGCGACACTTCAATTTTCCCCGTCTCTCCTTCAAATTCTTCATTCCAATACTCATCCTGGTCAACCTTGCGAAGCTTGACAATTTTCATTGCTGTCGCTATCGTCAAGCGGTCAGCGTAGAAAGCCTTTTGAAAATCTTCCGATAAGTCATTCAGCTTTAACCGCTGCGCAACATAAGTACCTGACTTGCCTACACGATTGGCAATTTCTTGCGTATCGTACTTTTTCAAGTCAATCAAACCTTTGAACGCAACCGCCTCTTCCATCGGGTGCACATCTTTACGCTGGAGGTTCTCAACGATTTGAAGCTCCAACGCTTCGTCATTGGTAAGTTCGTGAATAGTTGCCGGTATGGCATCTCTTTCAGGATTGTTTTGCATCACGATGGATGCAGCTCTGAACCTTCTTTCACCACAAACCAGTTCGTACCCCTTGCCAAGTTTTCGGAGTACAACCGGCTGCAACACGCCTTTCTGAAAAATAGAATCCGATAACTCTTTGATGCTTTCTTCATCAAATTTTTTGCGCGGATTGGTTTTGCTGATGGTAATTTGCTTTAGCTTGACCATCTCAAGCGTTGTTTGACCTGCCATTTTTTTTGCTTTTATTGATTATTGAATTGTTACTGTAGCTTTGGTTTTAAGGAATTCGAGAGCAACATCATCTTCCACATAGAACATGTGTGCGTACTTTGGTAGTAAAGCCGAACCTGCGATTTGCGTTGAATGCTCCTTCTCAACGCGCATTCCAACGGGATTAATAACACATGCCCACCCGGCAATGCAGTGAGATGTTCCGCAATGCCAATTATTCATTTTTAGAGAGCCCGGGCGAGAAAGAACTTCGTTGGCTATTTCTGTGATGAGCGCCTCCTGGTCTATATCTTCGGTTATTCCTAACTTCTCTTTAAGCAACTCCCATGCGGAGTTCTTCAACGATTCAGAAGAGCAACACTCAATGATGTACGTGAGTTCGCTGTTGGTTGGCGACTTCTCTTTAAGCAACTCCCCTGCGGAGTTCTTCAACGATTCAGAAGAGCACCAGCGGATGATGTACGTGAGTTCGCTGTTGGTTGGCGACTTCTCTTTAAGCAACTCCCATGCGGAGTTCTTCAACGATTCAGAAGAGCAATACTCAATGATGTACGTGAGTTCGCTGTTGGTTGGCGACTTCTCTTTAAGCAACTCCCCTACGGAGTTCTTCAACGATTCAGAAGAGCAACACTCAATGATGTACGTGAGTTCGCTGTTGGTTGGCGACTTCTCTTTAAGCAACTCCCATGTGGAGTTCTTCAACGATTCAGAAGAGCAATACTCAATGATGTACGTGAGTTCGCTGTTGGTTGGCGACTTCTCTTTGAGCAACTCCCATGCGGAGTTCTTCAACGATTCAGAAGAGCACCAGCGGATGATGTACGTGAGTTCGCTGTTGGTTGGCGACTTCTCTTTAAGCAACTCCCATGCGGAGTTCTTCAACGATTCAGAAGAATCCGAATCCGTAATAATACCTCGCAACTCGTAGTTGCTTTTTGATTCTAAATTTTGCATTTGTATATAATTGTTTTATTGATTACTTAAAAAAATCCTATGGGCTTCCACTTCGTGACAAGTGGTGTTTCATACATCTATTCACGTTATAATGTATGGATTACGCCCTCTCTTGGATTGTTGTGTAGAGGAGAGGAATTGAACCTCTTACCTTAACGTATCTCATCTTCGCAGCCTTACTCGGTGCAGGTTCAATCAGCAAAAGCCTGTGGACCAAAACAGGGCATACGTTACGCTCTATCCAATGAGCTACCTCCCCATGCGCACCGAACCATTTCGCAAAAAATTGACAACTCGAAAGTTGGGCCCGGTGCATTTTAAAGAACGATGTTTAAAAACGGAGGAGGTACTTTACCTTTTCTCTCCTCCGAGTTGACAACTGTAACCTCGTTGTTGTAGTTGCTTCGCTGTTAGCAGGCTGTTTCCCTTATCAGTTTTACCCTGCCTTTAGCTATGCTATGGGATTCTTCAGTTACTCTTCAGCGAAAATTTTCTGGTTTATTATTAATTCCTGGTTCGCTTCCAAAAACTCGATAAATGCTTCGCAATGACCTGTCAATTCGGGTATGTCCTTTTCAGGATTATATGAGTAATGCTCTATCCATGTATTTTTGAAATCGGTAACGGCAAATTCGAAATCATTGATTTTATTACCCATTGCGTTAAGACAGTACGGGTAAGCAATTCTTTGCCACGCATCACGATATTTATATGCCGTGTATTTGCTTGTGGTTTTAATGTCCACAACCTTAAAAGGCAGCAATTCATCAACGTAGCCGTACAGTAAAACATTACCGTACCTTGTCGGCAATACAGCCTCTACGAACTGCTGGGTTAATGTGCCATTTAGATATTCAACAAACTCTTTGCAAATGTTCATAGGAAACTCAAATGAGCGATTGTTGTATTTGGCTTTGAGTGCTGTTACAACTGCGCCATCAAAAACCCTTTCAATTTCCATTTTATCTGACTTGCGATTTTCGACCAGGCAATCAATCACCTCATTAAAAGCTGTGCCTTTGTCTGCCGCTTCGCTATCCTCCCATTTCATTGGAACCCGGTTGATACCATCAATCAACTCTCTGAATTTCTTTTGCTCAAATTCCTCCTCAGTAATTGACGGCTCCTCCGAAAAGCCATAGTATTGCTGATAAACCTTTGAGCTATTTATGTAGCCCTCGAACTTATCAAGTATGCTGGGATATATCTTGTAGTTTGTCATGCTATACTGTGGCTTTTTCCATATATTGTTTGTCCGCAGTATTCCAAACCAAGCCAAGTGCTTTGGTTTTATCCCCCAGCAATTTTGATGCTACAGCTTTTGAATTTCCGACATGCTCAAACTTTTCAATGCGACTTACAAATTCATCTGCCGATTCTTTGCTATTGATAAAGTCTATATTCTCCTTCAATTCCTCGATTAGCTTATTGT